CTTTCGCCACCTGACGTGGGACGAGCGCGTCTTGTTGCGTTCCATTTTTGGGGACTACTCTAAGTTCGACAAGAGGATGTCGAGCTGGGCCATTTGGACAGCACTCTCTTTTTTGATGCAGGTGGCAGGGAAGTGGATGAAGTACTCGAAGAAGGATTTGCTTTTGATGACCATTCTTGCGCTTAATATGTGTGATCCGGTTTACTTTCTTCAAGGGGACCTCTTTTCGGTGTTCGGTTCCAATCCGTCTGGTCACCCCCTCACTGTCATCATCAACTGTCTTGTCAATCTTCTCTACATCTTCTATGCTTGGATTGCTTCTGGTCACGTAGCCGCAGACTTTTGGCGGTACGTACGTTTTCTTCTTTACGGAGACGACAACACCATCACTGTCTCCCCTGATGCTGATGGCTTTGATCAGGAGATAATGACGTCAGCTTTGAGCTCGATCAACGTCGTGTATACGGACGAGGAGAAGTCCGATCTTGCATTCAAACTGCGGAGCGTCTACGATGGGACATTCCTCAAACGGGCGTTTGCCTGGCGTCGTATAGGTGAAGCCCGCATTCTTACTGCTCCCATCGGCCTGTCATCACTATCGAAGTGCATTTCTTGGTGCGTGCGGTCTAGGGAGTTGGGCTTGGACGAGCAGCAGTACGTCTCAGTTGAATCGTTTTGGGGTCTTTTGGCGGGACACCCTAAATCGTTCTTCGTCACCGTCGTCGCGGAGCTGACTAGTTTCGCGGCCAAGCATGACATTGTCATTCCACTCCCCCTGGATTGGGAAGACTACCAGAAGATGAGATATGAGTAGTATCTCTTCTTTCTTTTCGTTTACAAAGTTAAGAATTATATGTAAAATCCCGCTTGTTCATGTCGTCAAGGATAAAAAACGACCCTTTTGGAAGAGTAACCAAATTAAAAACACTCACCACACATACACAACAATGTCTGTTACTAACAACCATACTGTTTCGTCCGGTGATATATCCGGACACTCTGACCATACTGATGCTCCGATTTACCGT